AGAATTCAAATTACAATCAGCAAATGCGAGAACGGCTATATTTTCCACGCAGTAACTGAGAACACTGAACCAGTGGTATACATTGCCGGTTCCGTAGACGATGTTAAGCAGCACACACTCAGAGCTTTAAGGGAGGCATTCGGTGTTACTAAGCGCACTAAACCGGTTATTCCCGAAGAAGAAGAGTAATAAAGTTCCCCGTTCGACTAATGGTAAGTCAGTGGACTTTGAATCCAAGAATGGGAGTTCAAATCTCTCGCGGGGAACCAAAACAATTAAGTACGTTCCGACTAAGATAATTATTAAGATAGTCGGAATGAATACCTCTCTGGATGTTTATAGTGAATATGACCTAGGGGGCTTAGTGGGAGTGGTTCGAGACTACACTGGTTCGTACAATCTAATCAATGGAGACACTCTTGAGCTCAATGGATTAGGAATGGATGTTAACTGTAATGCCAAGAGTAAGTAAAGAAGAACTTAGAAAGAGACAGGAAGAAATTGACGCTAGAATCGAATGTAGGGACTGTCACGGGCATGGGGTACACTCAGGTGGCTACAAGGTCTGGACAACCTGCCAAACTTGTAACGGAAACAAGTACCTTACGAAATCCGGATAAAAATAATTGGGAGACTCCAAGTGAACTATTTAATGGACTTAATGATACGTACCAGTTTGACTTTGACGCGGCTGCAGACCAGTTTAATCACAAGATCTCGCGTTGGTTTGGACCGGGCTCGCCAGTGGGTGTCTACGATGCGCTAGCACCTGACGTTAGGTGGAGAGACTACGGAGAATACTTCTGGCTCAATCCACCATACGGAAGGGGGCTGCTAGAGCCATTCTTAGCGAAGGCCATTCAAGAGTGGAAGCGTGATGGGATTGGTATTGTCATGCTTCTACCTGTTGACACTTCGACGAGATGGTGGCATACTCATATTGAGGAACACAACCGTGATGGGAACGTAAGGTTCCTGCAGGGAAGAATTAGATTTGTAGGAGCAGCCGGGAGTCCTAAATTCGCCAGTTGCTTAGTTGAATTATTATGAGGGAGACTTGGGATGACTACTTCGCGTCTGTTGCTAGAGCTGTTAGCGGTAGATCCACTTGTAGACGGAAAAAAGTGGGGGCCGTTATCGTCTGTCGTAAGAGAATACTTGCGACTGGGTACAATGGATCGGGAGAGGGTGAAGCGCATTGTGAGGACGTTGGATGCAACGTTGTCGCAGATCACTGCACCCGAACTATCCACGCCGAGGAAAACGCACTAAATCAATTTAATCAGTACATTAATCCAGAATTAAACTATAGTAAGATAGATATCTATTCCACATTACAGCCTTGTGATAAGTGTGAAAAGTTATTAAGAAGCCACTTTAGTCGTCTAACAATTCATTGGACAGAAAGTCAGAAAGAGTATCAGGATGCCAAATTACAAAATTAGATTGTTCATTAATATCAGTGGGTATTCAGATGTATTAATCAACGCAGAGTCAGAAGATCAAGCTATTGATCTTGCTGAGGACATGGTTGATTTTGAAGAGGTTTGTGTTGAGGATATGGAAGTAGTGGATGCGGAAATCATTGCTTCAATCTCAGATGATGGTGAGGTTTTTATTTAATGGAATTAACGGAAAACGCACGTATTGTCCTTGAGAGAAGAATCGGTGGTAGAGATGGTAATGGTGACCCTACCGAATCCGCAGAGGATATCTTTGTTCGGGTAGCTAGAAATATCTCATTGGCAGAGAGTGTATTCCACAAGGATACAGGACAAGCTGCTATTGCTATGGCTTTGGCTGAGGCTAAGTTCCTAAAGCTTATGGGGAATATGGACTTCCTTCCCAATAGTCCTACTTTAGTAAACGCTGGGAAGGAACTACAGCAACTTAGTGCTTGTTTTGTTATTCCAGTAGAAGATTCAATGGAGGGTATTTTTGAGAGCGTCAAGCAAGCAGCACTTATCCATAAGACTGGAGGGGGCACGGGGTTTAGCTTTTCCAGACTTCGTCCGACTAACTCAGGAGTTTCAAAGACTTCTGGAATCGCCTCTGGGCCAGTGTCCTTCATGCAAGTGTTCGATAAAGCTACAGCGGTTATTAAACAAGGCGGAACCCGTCGCGGAGCTAACATGGGAATACTGCGCGTTGACCACCCAGACATCCTTGAATTCATCCACGCTAAAGATGACCTCACTAAGTTAAACAACTTTAATATCTCTGTGGCTATTACAGACAAGTTCATGATAGCTCTTGCGAATAATGAAGATTACGATATCGTTAATCCTAAGGATGGTGAGGTTTGTGCGCAGCTTAACTCCAGAGTTGTCTTCAATCAGATTATCACATCAGCCCACACAACGGGTGACCCCGGGGTTATCTTTATTGACCGTATTAACGCTGGTAAGGCTAATCCCGTACCTAAGCGCGGCCCTATTGAGTCTACTAACCCCTGTGGAGAACAACCACTCTATCCTTGGGACTCATGTAACCTAGGGAGCATCAACCTTTCTAACTTCGAGAATGCTGGCAAGGTTGATTATGCTCGCTTAAGTGAAGTAGTTCATGACTCAGTTCACTTCCTAGACAATGTTATTGAGATGAATAAGTGGCCTAACCCAGAGATTGCAGAAGTATCCAACGCTATTAGGCGGATTGGACTTGGTGTCATGGGGTGGGCAGATCTTCTTATCAAGCTGCGTATTCCATATGACTCAGAGGAAGCTGTTGAGTTAGCTGAGGCTGTGATGGAGTTTATTCAACAAGAGGCAGATAAGGCTTCATGTGTATTGGGGATGACTCGTGGAAATTTTCCTGACTTTGCTGATTCTATCTACTCACATGTCTATCCTGCACTTCGTAACTCCACTCGTACGACGATCGCCCCGACGGGAACTATTAGTATCATTGCTGGATGTTCAGGTGGTATTGAGCCTCTTTTTGCTCTTAAGTTTATGCGGAGTCATTTTCTAGACAAAGACCCTAACAAGAGATTTGAGATGGCAGAGTTTCATCCTGCTCTTGCAGATTGGCTTAATACACAGGATGCACCTAACCAGCCTCTCCCTAGCTATCTGGTAACGTCTGGAGATATTGCACCTGAATGGCACGTACGCATGCAAGCAGCATTTCAGAAATATACAGATAATGCAGTATCTAAGACAATCAACTTTAGAAAGGAAGCAACTCGTGAACAAGTTGAAGAAGCTTACGTCATGGCTTATGTCACAGGATGTAACGGGATCACGGTCTACAGAGATGGCTCTAGAGAGAATCAGGTTCTCAATACGATACCAACAGTGGGAACAGACGATGGCAGAGGGGAAGAGACAGCGATTAATCCAATCAGCCCTCGCCCGACAAGGAGAAAGCTTAATGACACCCGCAGTGCCCTCTCCCATAAATTTTCAGTTGGCGATTTCGAGGGATATATTACAGTTGGACTGTACCCAGATGGGAGTCCCGGTGAAGTCTTTATCATTGGAAATAGAACAGGCTCAACAACCAGAGGCTACCTTGACTCTATCGGTTTACTCTTCTCACTCGCGTTGCAGTATGGTACGCCTATCGACAAGGTTACAGAGAAGCTCCAAGGGTCGAGATTTGAACCAAGCGGAAGAACTGGAGATATCGATATCCCGGTTGCGACTAGTGTTGTTGACTATATTGCACGTTGGCTTAGACGAGAATTTGTTGACAAAGGAACTACTGTCGAGTACACTAAAGAACCAACAGGTAACATGTGCCCTGACTGTGACGCTCCCTTATTTTATGGAAGCGGATGCTCAGAATGTATCTCCTGTGGGTACAGTAAGTGTGGCTAGTTAATGCCTGAGAATATGCTTAGACCAACTAATCTAGTCAACCAACACAAGAAGATGGCTGAGAGTTTTCTTAAGTCTATGATTGCACAGAAGGCAGCGCCTAGAAACTTTAGTGGAATCATGTGTCCTAGATTCGGTGGGTTTGTAATGGTGTGGCAGTTTGACAAGTCTAAGCTTGTTGGTGCTGCCATCATCAATGTGAACAACATCGACAACTTTGCAGATAAGATGAGAGCATCCAAGAGCTCCATAGATTGGTTTAATTTAATGAAGGAGAATGATGAGCCAAGAACCAGTGAGCCTAGCTAGGTGTGATCTGGATGCGGAGCGTCGAGTAATCGGCGCTCTCATCCTAGACAGAGACCTAATCAGTGACATGATGTTGCAGCTAACCCCAGATCATTTCTATTCAATCCAGAACAAATACATTTATGAATCACTTTGTTCTTTGTATATTGATGGAAACCCCACCACACCAGAGACTATCGCCAACGATTTAAGTAGGCGGAAGGATATGGACAAGACAAGACTTGAGTGGGTGGGTGGAGCAAAGTACATCATCGACACATTGGAGTCAACCAATCCAGATGAAGCTGTGTATTGGGCTGATGTTGTCGGTACGCGTTACGACGAACGCCGTCTTCTAGATTTTGCAGAACATACGAAGAATCTAGTGTACACAAACGCGGGTTCCGATATCAGTAAGCTGAGAAACAGACTGGAAGAGAAGCTAATTTCTCTTTCAGGGGACGTATCAAGCACTTCTAGTCCTCTTTCAGCCTCACTTCCAGACCTAGACGCTAGAATTGAGAAGTATATCACTAACCCTGATGGCATCACAGGTATGCCTACGACATTTAGGAAGCTTGACGAGGCTCTGGACGGCCTACAGGTGGGGAATGTGAGTATTATCTATGCTCCTTCGTCTAGATTCAAGTCTTTGTTTGCTACAAACATTGGCTGGCACCTTGCAGAGCAGAATATCCCCGGTCTGTGGTTCACCACAGAGATGCCGAGGGTGCAGGTGCTTGAGAGATTACTCCAGATTGAAGCTGGAATCAATCTTAAGTGGCTCCGTAGGGACAAGAAGATCCTTGCCTACCGCAAGCAGATCAAAGAGGCTCAAGCTAGAATGCAGGGTTATCCCATTTACTTCTGTGACACTTCATCATTAGATGTTTCAGAGATTAGGGCTGAAATTGCAAGACAGAAGCGCTGGCATGATATTCAATACATCATTGTAGACCTTGTTGATCATGTATCATCATCACGTTACAAGGATGAAATGGTTAATAATCAACGCTCAGTAATGGCAGCGATGAAACAGATGGCTAAGGATTTTAATATCCATGTTATGCTCGTTTCTCACGTTACCAAGGGGTCATCAGAAACAAGAGCTAAGGCAGACTTAGATGTAGAGGAGATGATTGGAAGTTCAGCCAAGTATCAAGACGTGGATGCAAGTATTTCGATCGGGCCAGCAAAAATGGACGAGAAGTCCAGATGGGTTGCAATGTCTCGTGAAGATATCCTCTGGGCCATGCAAAATGGAGGGCTCATTGACGTTCTCATATCCGTTACCAAAAACAGACACGGAGAGCTTCTCAGATATCTTATCACTTTGGACTTCAATCATGGGGGACGCTTTAGAGAATCTATGTTCAGACCAATTGAAAGAACGGAACAATTGACAATGGACGAATAGTATGTTAATATAAAGCATATGGACTTCCCAGTATGCTTTAACACAGAGGAAAACTTTGAAGCGTGGGTTTCTTTGGCTGAGTCGCAAGACGATGGCCGAGACCCACGCATTTCCTTTTGTAACTACTGTACCAAAGAGTACCAATCTGAAATGACCATACAGGGTAGATGTCAAAATCCTACCTTTACTGAGTTTGATTCGGAGGACGATGATGGGTAACAAGAGTTACATGACACAACGAGAGAAGAATGCTCTCCTAGAGTTTATTGCTGCCACCGGCGAGAACTATGAACGCTACGTTAAGTGGTGTGGTGAGCATGGCATTGAGCAGGTATTCACCAAGAAGTATCTACACACATGGGTTCAAAGACGTAGGCCAAAGCTTAGAGTCGTAAGAACGCAGCGGGATGAAGATATCCGTAGACTGTCCATGTATGATAGAGAAAGAAGAATCCGGGAGCTTGAGAATGACCTCGATACCATTAATCAAATGATCGAGAAGAACTTTGATATGCCGGAGATGGTGGTGAAGTTACTTGAGCAAAAAAGAAAGACGTCGCAAGCAGTCTCCCAAGAGCGAGGAGAATGGAACAAAATCGAAACTAAAGAGTCAGATGGGACTGCCGCCAGAGAACGACTTAGAAGTGGGGTTATGGAACTTCTTAAGGGCACCGAAACGCAAATTATCGACGGCAAAGTCATCGTGGCAAAAGATCAAAGAGTATTACAATAATCAATGCGCCTATTGTGGTAAGATAGATATACTGACCCAAGACCATATGACATCAAGGTCTAAGGGTGGAGAGTCAACCCCTGAAAACATTGCTCCGGCTTGCGAGGAATGCAATCAGAGAAAGAAGGATCTACCCATCTGGGTAATGCTATGAATAGACTCCCTTACAATATAGCCAAACTTTATTACGATTCCTTAGGACTTAAGTTCGAGAGGTTCTGGGATGATGATACTGGCGCTTGGTCTGGTAATCCAGAACAGTTCAAGGTTATCTCAGCAGATGATAGATTCCCCTTGATTGTTGGTGGAGAGAGAGGCGGCAAATCCTTTGCAACAGCAGCCATTATGTTACCCCATATTGAACTATTACCTGAGATCCGCAGGAAGCGATTCTACAAGGATGATGGAACTCTTATTTACAACCCTAAGGATCGAAAGCCCTTAGTTCCAGACTTCGTGCTCTTCGGCCCATCATACGCTGAGCCTAGGGTTGAGTTCACTATGATTGAAACATGGCTAAGAGATCTGGATAATATTGCATACATCTCTAAGCCACAAGAGGGGCCGTGGCGCTTAGTTACAAAAGCTGGTGTTGTATTATCAACATGGTCTACAGATGACCCGGGAACCATTAGAGGTATTGACCTAGAAGGAGCAGCAGCCTGTGAAGCCGGTAATATGGAATGGGATGCTATTGAACGTATACAGGGGCGCATCGGGGCAAAGAGGGGTTTCTGCGTCTATTCAGGTACAATGGAGAACGCCAAGCGGTGGTACATTAAGTGGGCACTTGAGGGCGAGCGAAGTAACAGATTCGGAGTGGTCACATATTCTCTCCCATCTTGGGGGAACTTACATCAGTTTCCCGGTGGAAGACAAGACTCAGAGATACTTAGATGGGAAGCCTTTTACACCGACGATGTATTCCAAACTAGAGTCGCGGCCAAGCCAATGCCGCCGCGCGATAGGGTTATTCGTGAGATTAATGAAGAAGACATTCGGAAAGTAAAGTTACCACGTAATGACGACGGTAGCTTAGCTTGTATGATTGAGATCTGTATTGACCCGGGTTATCTACCATCGGCGTATGCCGTACTTTGGGTAGCCTCATGGGATACAGATATAGGCAAGTTCTTTTATGTGTTTGATGAAATGTATGTACAACAGGTGGGCAATGAAGAGGTCATCGACTGGATTAAAAAGCACAAGTTCTATCGGTATCTGGATTCCACTGCACTCACTATCGACGTGTCAGCAAAAAGACATGCTGATGGTAACGAGCCAGCTATTGAGAAATTTAGAAAGCTTACCAAACTGCATGCTCCATACACACATTATTGGCATGAAGCTGCTCTTATTGATAGAATCAGAACAACCGCCAAGCAAAAGCTTATTGCAATCCATCCAAACTGTCTTGGACTCATCGCTGAACTTGGATTGGGGGAAGAAGTGTTCCCAGACATGCACCCTTGGAAATTTTCCACGACCAAAGATGGTACAATAAATAATGAGAAGCCTATTGATAGGTGGAATCATTCCGCTAAGGCATTGGGATATCTCTTACTAAGAAGATTAGGACTTGTAGAACGTATGGGTGGAAAATCTAAAGGCTGGAATAGACTTAAGGAAACTAAGGAATATACTAAGCCTAGACGTAGTATTTTTGGAAATAAAAGGAAGACTGATTAATGCTGCCACCGCGTAATGAAGAAGAAGCCTTAAGATTAATCAGAAACATGTCTGGATACTACAGAAAAGCTATTCAAGGCTTTGAGGAAGATGATAAGTTCTACGAGGGGCTATTAGAAGACTTAGTAGAGCTCCCAGAGGGGTTTGAGGCCACTATCCCAACAACAGCCAGAGCCATCATTGATGAAGCTGTGGACAATATTGAGCCTTACGACATCATGATTAAGTACGCGCCTAGGGGCTTCGGAGAGAAGCCACAACAGGACGCCGAGGCTATCTCTAGATTCCTTAAGAACATATGGATCTACTGGAGACAGACTAACTCTGACGTAGATATCCTTAGAGACTTCATCAAGAATCTATTCAAGCATGGCAAGGCTGTATTTAAGATTGTTCCAGAATGGAGCTTGTGGCCTGATCTTACAGATGAACAAGAGGAAAAGCTTCTTAATGAGGGCGGTAAGGAAGCCGTTAAGAAGCGCGCTATGGACATTAAGCAGCTTCGCAAGGAGAACTTCCCCCTTATTGCTCGCAGTATGTCACCTAGGCATGTATATGAAGATCCGACTATGGACTCTCGTAAGTTATGGGTGATTGAAGAATACAGTATCAGTATGAGCGAAATTCGTAACAAATATGCTGAATTTGAACCTAATCTCCTATTCCCAGAACCCTTCAATTACACCGTTAAGGAGCTTTGGACGGCTACGTGGATTGACTGGAATGGTGAAATCCAACAGGGGAAACACTGGTTATTCATCAATGAAACGCTAATCAAGAGTGAGGATAACCCCTATCTTGAGGTTCCGTATGCGATTAAGCACTCAGGCTTTGGTAGCGAGTCATATGACGGTAAGCCTGAGCAGAAGGCTGTTGGCTTCTTCACAAGACAAGTGAAATCGATGCTTCGCGCAGAAGTGCGTAGAGTATCTCATTTTGATGCTATGATGAGCCAACTTGCTTTCCCTCTCATTATCCTTCCAGACATGATGGAAGATGTTGAGTTTGATACATCTCCCGGAGCTATTAACTACGTGCCTATGGAGATGATTGAGAACGCTCAAAACACGTTCATCTCAGCTAAGCTCCCTGAACCTGAGTACATGCAATCTATTAGCATGATTCAGAATCAGATTGAAAGGGCTACTACACAGAGAGCTATTCGTGGTGCTGGTGTCCCGGGAACGGACTCTGCCGCTCAACTTGGCATGATCACAGCTCAAGCTAAGCTTAGACTGGAACCAATCAAGCGCGCTGCAGAAGAGGCTGTAGACATGGTTAACACCATGATCTTAAGATACATCGAAACCATATTCAAGGATACGGTTAGTATCTTTGGAGCAGAGCCTCTCGGCCCCGCTGAATATGTAGTGAAGCCTGAGATGATCAAGGGTAAGTATCGTACGCGTACAGTGTTCCAGCCTAGTGATGAATCTGTCAAGGAGCGCAAGCTAGTGCTTGCTACAGATGCCATGACAAAGGCTAAGCTTAATCCGTATGATGCTCTCGTCTTTGCTGGATGGGAGAATCCAATGGAGGTTATTAAACGTAACCTTGCATACTCTATCCTTCTTGAAGATCCAGCCGTTAGACGCCAGATTGCCAAGGACGCACTTAAGAGTTGGGGCTTGGATACTATGGAGCTTACGCTTGAAGAACTTAATGACACAAGTATGCTTAAGCAAATGGCAGCCATGTTGGAGCAGAAGAACGCAGGAGCTCAGGGCGCTCCGGCACCCGGACAACCTCTCGCAGAGGGTGGTTCAGCACCGGGTATGGAGCAACAACAAGCACAACAGGGCGCTGCGCCCCCACAGGCAGCAGGAGCTCCGTTAAGTATGCCACAGCAGTTGCCAGAAGTCAATTCAGCACAAAGAGAGTTAGGTATGCCCGGTGGATAACAATCACCTTAATGATGTTAGAGGAATGGTTCACGACTTCATGGGGGCCGCTAAAGAGGGGCTCAAGGAGATACAAGGTGGGCCAATTGGCATGACTCCACGTTCAAAACGTGAAATGAGTATAATGATGAAGAAGCTACAAGACCTTCCGCCTGAGGTCAGACAGGCAAAAATGGAAGAGATGGCTAACGTTGCTGGACA